TGCTGCTTCGGGTAGAGACTGGGTCTCCGGTACGTTACCGTCGGGGCCGTTGCCGTTGAGGTAGTTGCCACTTGCTGCCTCGATGCTGAAGGTTACTTCGCCCTGGGTCAGGTGGATCGCCCGCTGGTCGATGGTGATCAGCGGTTCCTTCGGGATCACGCCGTTGATCTCCGAGATGCGGTGCATGATCGACATCACCATCTTGGTCGCGGCCTCGTCGCCGGCCAGGGCCTGCGGCCACCACCGGGACAGGAGGGTCGTGTACCGCTCCATCTGGAGGGCGCGTATCTGGTTAGCCATGCCGCTGTACTTCTCGGCGAGGTCGTTCAGCACGCGCTTGATCGACCGGTGTACCTGCGACCTATCGACGCCCAGGGTCTCCCCGATCTGCTTCTCGGTCGCGCCCCCTTTGTAAAGCTCCAGCATCTGATACCGGCGAAGCTCAAACTCGGCCTTCTTCTGCGGCGTCGGGTATAGCCCCGGCTGCTTGCGCTTCGCCATCAGACCTGCACCGCCTTCTCCCCGGTGTAATCTTCCCACCGCTTGATCGCGACGTCGCAGTATCGTGGCTCGATCTCCATCGCATAGCACGACCTGTCCGCATACTCTGATGCCATCAGCGTGGTGCCTGTCCCTGAGAACGGGTCGACGATTAGACCCCCAGACTCACAAGACGACTTGACCGCCCTGATAATCATCAGCACGGGTTTCGGCGTGGCGTGGTCGTGCCTGTCGGCCCCCTTCACTCTTGGAAACTTCCATACGTCGCCAATAGGCGCATACAGCCAGACGTCGGTCATGGCCTCGTGGGAGTTGTCGAAATATGCGCGGGTCGCGTAGAACTCACGCTTGAGGTCATCGTGGTCACGCTTGAAGGCGTCGTCCTTGGCGGCGGCTTGGAGCGCATTGTAATGATGCTCCGGTATGAATTCCCACTGCGACTTCGTGAACCAATGCCCGAACATCCCAACGCCTGTAATTCGATGGATGTCGTCTGCCGTCCATCCCATCTTCGCCACGTCCGCAGCAAGTGCCGAGCGTATCCCTTCCCACCCCTCCCAATACTTGTCGGCGTTATTGTTGAAGCCCTGTTCGCCTAACATAAAGAACAGGCACCGCTCCGATGATTGGAACATCCTCCCCGCTTCTGTCTTCACCGACATCCCACCGCCGCCCTTGTCCCAGACAATCTCATTCCTGAGCGTCAGCCGCTCCGAATTCTTGAGGCCACCCGTATGCCACAACCTCGACAGGTCTGCACTATTGCCCCAGATATACGCGCTCGCATTGTCGTCAATATGGGGCCGGAACGCCTCCCACCAGGACATGTGGAACTGGTCAAGGTTCCCATCGTGGAGGTTGTCATTGTCGAAGCCCTTGTTCATGCCGTAGGGCGGGTCGGCGTGGATCAGGCTCGCAGTCCTCCCACCCATCAGCCTTACGGCATCCTCTGGGGCCGTACTGTCACCGCATAACAGACGATGGTTCCCTAGCTGGAATAAGTCCCCGCGCTGTATCTCAGAGGTATCAGGAATCTCGAAAGCATCTTCCTCTTTCGGCAGCACCTTGGGCTTCTCGTCGGGGACATCCTCCATCATGCTATTCAGCAAATCTGCCACGGCCTGATTATCGGACGAGACCGAGGCCAACAATTCGGTGAGCCGGTTTCCGTCCCGGCCCGCCATCGCCGCTAGCGGGTCGAGGGTCGCCAGCATCAGGTCGGCCTCCGCCTCGTTGATGTCCAGCACCAGCACCGGAACGTCGGAGTCGGGCGTGGTCTCAGCCCGCAGATGGCCGTCGACCAGCATCAGCCCCTCCGGCGTCTCGCGGGCGATCAGGGCGTCGGCGTACCCGACCTCGGCCAGGACGCCTCTCAGGGCGTCCTGCTGTGCTACAGGGTGGGTTCTCCAGTTCTTCGGGTTCGGGATAAGCTCCGACGCCGGCACGCGCCTGAGTTCTTTGATCCGGTCTCTAATCTGCATCAGCCCTCCTTCAGAACGATAACGGATAAAGCTCCCCAAGGTGCTGCCATAGCTGCGCCATTGGCCGGAGCGCGTCGACAGGGATAGCGTGATTCACGTAGTTGTTCAGCCCTGGTCGAGTCGGAGCCTCGCGCACAACGTCGTCGAACTCCCACCCGACGAGCGTCGACCGACCCAGGCTTCTGAAGTACGCCAGGACGCGGATGTCGCATCGGCGTTCCTTGGTGCCGACCAACATCCGCCAGACATGCGACACGCACTTCACGTCAATGGTCTGGCCGTGGACGACGAAATCATGCCCACCGTCGCCGGCCCGCCTGACGGTCATGTCTAACGCGAGGCCGGTCGAACGATGGAAGGCGTGTTCACCGGAGATGCCGAGGAACTCCCGATCCTGGCGGATAGGGTTGCTGGTGCTTTGGCCCCGGTGTATTTTCATCCGTCCGCGGGCGACCCGTTCCAGGTCGGGGATCGTCGGACATGAGGCATCGCAAACATGCCCCAGGTCGATGAATGCCACGGTTGCGCCTCCTATTCGCTGACAGGCGTTACGGTGACCGCGACCCGGCTTTCGGCGCGGGTCTTGACGCGCTCCGCTGTCATAGTGTACTCGACGACGTGGGCGGGGTCATCATCGACCGGCATTGCCCCTGCGTCGACCAGGCCATCAATGACCGGGCCGCAGAGGGTCGCGAGGCCGTCCCAGTCGAACGCCTTGCCGCAGTAATATTGCCGGACGGAGACCCGGCACCGATCAGGCGTCGTCCATCCGTCCTCCGCCTCGATGAGTCCCAGGATGTATGCGTCCTCGCGGGCTTGCCTGATCAGGGGCTGCGATTCTCTCCAGTGACTTTTCCGGAGACCGTTCTTGGATAACCGACGATCCGGTTGAAACTCCACCGTTAGCGTTTCCATTGATCCCTTTCTCCCTCCCGTTGTATAACTCCTACACTCCCCCTACGCCCCCCTTTAGGGGGGGCTAGGGGAGTAGTTAACTGGTTAACAGTTAACTGGTTAACACGTTCTGCGTCCTCATGTTAAGGCTTAACGCCTCCGATGTTAAGGATTAACACGTCTACCACAACACTCCCTGCACCGGTTCGATTACCGGCCACCATGTCACCTGCCTCCGGCCACTACCCTCCCAGACACGCGGGACGCCCTGCCGGATCAGGCCGAGGTTCTTCAGGTCGGCTAACCGTCGGGACGTGATGTGCATCCCGTAACCGGTCGCCTCCCCGATCTCCCCTGCGACCCGTCCCTCGGTCGCGATCACGGTGTCTAGGATGTACCGGCACTGGGTCTGCCGCGATCCCCCCGCGTTGATCGACGCCTCCGCCCCATAGCTCGTTACCGGATTGTCCCGGCGAGATACCGGGACATCCCACCTCTCCGACGTCTCCATACATGCCTCCTGACGGCCCTGGCAGCCCCGGGGCGGCGTTTAATAGCCGCCCCGGAGGCTTACCCTATGCGCTGTCTAAAAACGGCGCTAAGACAGGAACGGGAAGTCCTGATCAGAGTCCCACCGAATCTGCCGGCGGGTCTGTCCGGTCGACCATAGTTGCCAGGTTTTGAGTATCAGTGCCAGCCGTTCTCGTTTGTCGAGTTGCCTTCCGGTTCCGAGGTTATCGATTAGGCGTCGCCGGAGGCTGATGATCGGGCTGTTTTCGCTTAGGTTGTAGCCCGACAGGACACTGCCCAGATACTCCGAGGCTCGTTCCTTGGTTGCCCCGGACTGGGTGATCGCAAACCAGATCATAGCGGCCTCAGACGCCGGGATTAACGCCCTGCCGTGGCCTGTATCGCGGAGCGACAGGGATACTGTGCAAGCCTCGCGCAGCCCCGGCCATTCGTGAAGGTATTCTATGATCCTGGGGATACTCGTTCGCCGCTCAGGCGATTTCTGCGCCGGGTAGGTCATCGCCGCCGTATCGTGGGCAACGTAGCCCTTCCAGAGAGTTAGAACCGCGGAGAGCACGGTTGAGTTCTTCTCGCCGGCCATCTGGAGATTCGCGGCTCCCGACCGCTTCTTGCCGGTGTCAACCGTTGATCGGGCCTCGGCCTCGATCCCGGTTATGACAGCGCAACGGTACTGCCGGCCAGAACTCAGTACCGCCTGGAGCCGGTGCTGTCCGTCGATCAGAACTCCGGCCCGGTCGAACACTATCGACTCGCCGTTCTCCCGCCAGTAGCCCCGCGTCATCTCAGCCGCGAGTACGCGGGATGTATCCCGGCTGAACGTCCGGTTCCGGTCGTTGCGTTTCAGCCACGCTGCCGCGATCTCCGGCGTGATCAGAACGATTCTCGACGTCATCTCCTCGTCAATCGGCTCGGCGATCCAGTAACACTCCTCGCCGCATATGTGCTGCGGGACGGTATAGGTGCATCGGTGGTCAGGTGGCGTCATCTCCGTTATCGGTGTCATCCTCGTTGTAGCCATGTTGCTCCTTCCCGTTTTGGGTTTATAAAATGGTATCTTCATCAGTCCACCCCCAGCGGCTCGGTGGTCTCCCACCGACCGTTCTGACTGATGAACCGTTCGTCGCCCGATAGCGTCGCGGATAGGCTCCGAGGCGGAGCGTCCAGTAAGTCGGCGAGGTCGCCCGTACTCATCGCCCCGTGCTCCGAGATCGCGATCCCGACCCGCTCTCCCAGCGGTAGCCCCGCCACCAGTCGGGCGTTCTTGCGGATGTCGAGGTCGTCAATCGTACAGCCGTCCTCGCCCCACGTCAGCCGGAACCCGATCGGAGGCCGTAGCGACCCGGTATTGCTCTTCCGGTGGTGTAGGGCATAGTCCGAGTGATTCTGCCGCTGTCCGGCGCTGACAGCAAGCTCGAATACGTTGCGCGGTAGGTTGATCCAGTAGACCGAGCCGAACGGCGACGACTTGCCGCCCTTCCGCGCCTCATGCGTGACGTGCGCCAAAATGATCGTCTGCACCGGGTCAGCCGGGTCGGACATGTCCCGGAGCGAGTCGAAGAACTTGATCGACGGTGCCGCGCTCTCCGGCTCCCCGCCGCAGGCCGGGCCGGCGGAGTCGATGACGACCGTCTTGATGCCCAGCCGGGCGACTTCGCCCCGCAGGAATTCGACCGAGTCCCAGACAGGCCCGGACATGAAACGATAGAACACCATCCCCGTCCGGGACGCCTCCGGGTATGCCGTGTCGGGCCACGGCCCCGGTTCGATGCTCCGAGCCTTGAGCAGTCCCGCGTTGCGGTGCCAGGTCATTCTCTCGGAAGTCTCCCAATCGAGAAATAGTACGTTGCCCTGGACGGCCTGGAGACCTCCGACCTGGGTGCCGGTATGTAACGCCGACGCCCACGCCAGGGCCATCTGAGACTTGCCGATCCCGCCGGCGCCATAGACCAGGGTCGGGAGTTGCTCCCAGACGATCCCCGGCAGCACCTCCGCGATCGGTGCCGGTGGCTCCATCGCTCCGAGGGCCACGATAGGCACCCCGGCACGGTATCGCTCCAGCACCAGCACGGTCGCCTGGGTCAGCCTCTGCCGCCAGTCGCCCCGCTCACTGACCCGGTCGAGGTCGGCGATCACCGACCGCCAGGTCTTGGTAATCGACGTCCGCACCGGGCCGAGGAGATGCGGCGCAAGTTCCTGATCGTCAGTGATCGTCACCTCCGCGTCGACCTGGTAATCCCGGTGTTCGTATATCCGGTCTAGGCGTATTGTTACGCCCTCCGTCCACCTCACGATGTATGTCGTCCCCAGCGTCTCCAACGCCGGGACGGTTAGCCGGTCAAGGGTCATAGTGGTGTGCCTCCTTTTCTCTCCGGTCGCTTCTGCGGAGCGGACGGTGGCGGCGACCAGTTGGGCTGTCGCTCCTCCATCCGCTCCAGAATCTCCGTCAAACGCAAAAAAGCCCCGGCCAGACTCTCGTCATGAGAACCTGACCGAGGCACGATCTGCGTCCTGGCATATGCGGCATCCACTGCGCGGCACCAGCCGCCGCCCGGAGCCACCGGGTAGTCGTGGATGTCGCAGTAATCAGGCGTACAGGGCATTACCAGGAACCGAGTCCGGAGTCGAGCAACGCGGCAAGCCCCTGCACCGTGTTGCCCTCGGCTTCGAGGTATTCCGTCGAGGACGCATAGCCCGCGTCCTGGATGATCCGGGAGATGTCAGCCGACGCCCATCCCCGGTTGCGGACGTAGTCGTCGAGGTCGGGCCGGTTCCGAATAACCACCGGCGGCTCCTCGTCCTTCACGTTCGTGATCACCGCTCCCGACGCCTGAGCCGCCTGTACCAGCGGCGACTGGCACCGAGCCGCCAGCCGGGTGTTGTACCACGCTGCCAATCTCTCGGAGTCCTCGATCAGGCCGTCCAGGGTATACGCTCCCGCCTCGACCATCGCCATGACGTCAGAGACCGCCTTCCGGTCATTGACGCCCTCGGACTCTCGCCGAAACTTCGCCAACTCCTTCGCCAGCCTCTCATCTGCCGTCGGTGCCGGGAGATAGGTCGCGCCAGTCGCCATTGACGGCCCCTGTCCGCCCCTGACAGGGCCGCTAGCCGCCGGAGCAGTAGTAGCGGGCGACCCGGCACCGTTACCGGTCTGTAAGGGCCGCGCTCCGACCATGTTCCAGGTCAACATATATTGCGTCTCGGTGCCGTCGACCGGGCCGTCCTCAATATCGCCCCTCTGGACGTAGAACTTCGCCCGCTGATAGGGCTCAAACGTCCCCAGCACGGTCGAGTTGACCGCCGGAGGTGCGCCCTGCTTCTTGTTCCAGGCTATGTAGCGGTACGATCTGTCGCCGTCGAAGGCTGGGATCGAGGCCTCGATGGAGAACTTCCAGCTGGCGTCGTCCGCGACCGCCAGGATCGTAGCCTCGGTCTCGATTCTCTCTGCCACTATCGGCCTCCTTTTTTCGCCTCATATTTGACCCGCGGGTCTCCGTAAATCTTCGCGTCGTCGATGATCGCTCGTAAATCTTCGCGTCGTCGATGATCGCTCGGTGCTGGTGGGAGAGGTTAGCCAGGGTCTTGGCCTGGGTCATGTTCCACCGCTCCGCCTCCCGCTTGACCACTTCCCTCTCCGGCGTATAGCCGACCAGGTCGTCCGGGCTGGTGATCTCCCGCAGACCCGCGAG